GCATCTGCCAACTCAATCACATTGATCGGCTCTTCGCGCTCAAACGCATCCATGAGGTCGTCTTTGGGCTGAAAGTGTTCAGGCGGTTCAATGATGACCGTGTCAATGCCGTGCGTTTTCAGCTCGTCTTTGATCGACTTGGCAACCTCAAACCCCGCCTCATCGTTATCGGGCCATATGATCGCTTTGGGGAAGCGTTTGAGCTGTGACCAATCTTGGTTCTTCCAACTGCCTGTGCCGCCGTGCCATGTGACCACAATGCCCTCGTACAGAGATCGTGCGCCCAAATGGGCATTTTCACCCTCTACAATCAAACAGGGCAAACTCTCATCGCCCTCGCTTGAGATCAGCAATGGAAGTTGCCCCTTCGGGCGTTTCATTTGCCATGTGCCATCGTCCAATCGGCTGAACGGTCGTATGACCTTGCCTGGAAAACGCATGACACAGAACGTGTCTGAATAGCGTGAGACCAACTCGGCTTTCTTCGCCATGTTGCGCATCTCGTCATTGCTGTAAATCTTTGTGGGCTTTTCGGGTTGCGCTGTCACCGATACGGGTTGCAAATCCTCGATGCCCATCGACCTTAAAAACTGGCTCACATCCTCGCCGTGATATTTCTTTATAAAACTGATCATGCCACCGCCTTCATCGGCTTCGTGGTCAAACCAAGTGCCTTTGTTGAGATCGACCGACAAGCTGCCTTTGTTGCCGTATCTCAGCTCATATGCACTGCTGAGTCGCTTGTTCTCCTCGCCCAGTAGGGCCAGAGCGATCTCTTTGCTGTATTGACTGATTTCAATCATGTTATCTCCTATAGGTCTAGGGTGGGAAGATAGGAGAACAAACCCACCCTAGCCATTGGGTGACGATATTGTCTAGAACGGTATATCGTCTTGGGGGTTATCTTCTGCCACTGGCTCTCCAAAACCAGGCTCTTCAAAAGCACCGTTCGGTTCATTCTTCTCGAACTCATCCGACTCGACCCATTTGACCAAAGTAAACTGAGGCACTCGTGTATTGCCTTTGCCTATTTTGATCGCCTCAGAACCCGTGTATTCGATCACGGGAAACTTGCCCACGTTCTCGGCTTGTTTGGCATGTATCTCGGTGTAGACGTTCTCAAAACCAATGTTTGATCCAGTGGTTGTGGTTGACCATGAACGCATGCCTTCCTCTTGGATGAACATATCCACAGAGAAACCACGTTTGTAGTTCATTTTCTCTTCTTCCGTGTCACCTGGTCTGATGGCCCTTTTACCAAGGGCTTCATCCCAATGCCAATCTGGGGCTTCTCCTTTTGTAATTTTGCCCCATCCTGTTTTCACAGAACTTGGGTTCAAGATAAAGTATTTCAAATCCACTTCATCGTCTTTGCCGACAAACCATCCATTAGTAGATGGCATATATCGGATGAACAGCTTGTCATCTGCTGCATCGTTTAGTCCTAATAAACTCATTTTCTTCTCCTTATAAATTATTAGTGATTAAAATTACGATGGCCCCCAAAAATAGAGCGACCACCACCCGTTTAAAATCGTTGAACTTAGGATTCATGCGACCACCTCATTAAAAAGTGGTGCATCGTTATTCAATCGCTCTTTGGCGATCTCGATATAATCTGGATTTAACTCAATCAGTATTGAGTCTCGATTGTTTTGCTGTGCCACCAACCCTGTTGTACCAGCACCACCAAAAGGATCAAGCACAGTGCCACCCTCTGGACAACCAGCAAGAACGCACGGTTTAATTAAGTCAGGTGGAAAGGTTGCAAAATGTGCGTCCCTAAAAGGTTTTGTAGGTACAGTCCAGACTGAGCGTTTGTTTCTTTTTTCCAAAACCTTATAGCTACTAGAAAAAGCATTTCCGCTAGGATTAACATTCATTCCTTCTGCCTGTCTTTTTGAAAATGATTTTTCTCCTAATGAAATTGATTTGCTTGCATTAAGACTATTTTCTTTAATAGCATCATTATCAAAGTAATACTTCTTGTTCTTGCTCAGTAAGAAGATATATTCATGGGCTTTAGTACAACGATCTGTGACACTTTCTGGCATTGGGTTAGATTTATGCCAGATGATGTCTTGTCTTAGATACCAAGCATCTTGTTGCAAAGCTAGTGCTACTCGCCAAGGTATACCAACCAAATCTTTCGTTTTGAGTCCTGTTCCTGTTTTTGTAAATACACCTTCTCGTTTAGTTCCAAAACCCGCCCTTCCGTTGTTAGATGCTCTCGAATTATTACCGGCATAACTATCACCTAAGTTGAGCCAAACTGTGCCATCGTCCCGTAACACTCGTTTTACTTCTCTGAATACATTAACCAAGTTCTCAACAAATTCTTCTGGTGTTTCTTCTAAACCCATCTGTTCGCCCTCGCCATAATCCCTCAATCCCCAATAAGGGGGTGAAGTGATACAGGTATTAACAGATTGCTCTGGCAAATCTTTCAGCACCTCTAAACAGTTTCCTTGTAGAATCTTAATCAATGCCTCTCCTGTTCTAAAATCGCATTGCCAATGTGGTATGCAATCTGTGGTACGATGGAATTACCCAATGCCTTCAATCTGTCTTTGCGATATTGATTCTCTGTCGTGACCCTTGCTGTATCAGGCTCATTGGGAAAGCCCTGATGAGAATCCAAAGTGAATTTGTCTTTATTATCGGGATCGGTATAACCCTGACCATAACCCATCAACCATTCCACCCAATCGGGGTTGAGTGAGCCTTTATCAACATGACTCACCTCATCTTTTAACTTCACACCCCATCTCACACCTTTCTTATTGGTGCGACTGAAGTTGCCATCTTTCAGCTCGACATTCTTCACCACACCGCCTTCGGTGTCGCTGACTCTTGGTGTCGGCCACATTTGATGCACTTGCTCTCTCAAGTTTACACAACCACCCGCTTTTGCTTTTTCACTCAACTGACTTCTCTCCCTTGGCTTTTGATCGCCCCTCATTCCATCCATCGCTTGTGGGGTTGCCCACATTCTTTCCGATGATCCAGACTCGGTCTCTACGATGGGGTGCTTGGACACTGCAAGCTGGAATAATAAACGATTGTGTGGCGTAGCCTTTGGCTTCCAAGTCAAAACAGACAAGGTCGAGTGCCACGTTGACGAAGCCACCAACGTTTTCGATAACTGCATAAGTGGGTTTTTTCTGTTTAATAATTTCAAGCATGTACGGCCAGAGGTGTCGGTCGTCTTGCGTTCCTTTTTTTCGACCCGCGACACTCCACGGCTGACAGGGAATCCCACCGCAGATGAGATCAAAGTCGGGAATAGTTCTGATTGTTTCTTCGTCATTGGCTAACTCTTTTAAATCTCCATAGATGGGTGTGCCTGGAAAGTTCTTTTCCAAAATGCTTTTACAAAATGGGTCGTACTCACAAAAGGCGACTGTTTCAAATCCACCTGTGGCATGAAGCCCAAGTGAGAACCCGCCGATCCCAGAACAAATGTCAAAGACTCGCACAACTAATGCACCAACCCTTTGAACTCTTTGTATCGATCCACTAGCCAGAAGAATCGTGTGTCCACATAGACCTCGTATTCCAATGGTTCTTTGTCTTGCGACTTACAGCTCTGAACATAGCCTTGATAGAAGTCTTTAATAAACTCCAAGAACTCTGCGAAATCGCCTTTGTCATCACTGCTCATGTTTCGCCTTTATATAAGAGATAAATGGATGCAAGAATTTATCGAAATCCATGCGTACAAAATATTCGTTGAACTCAGGTTGATGCTCTCTTTCTGTGATGAACATCATCAATGGGAATTGCACTTCTGATTGTTGTCGATCAAATCGGTAGATGAGTAAGGGGATGGCATTTTGATAATCAGCAGCTTTCGTGACTTGATCCCACCAGGCGGTGTGAGGTTTGTTGCCTTTGGCATATCGTTTGCACTCAATGACAAAACCATAGTCCTCAAGACCAACTAGATCGCCTCGGTCTCTTTCTTGGTATTGTGCTAAATCACGCTGTACTTTGATGGGTAAATCTGCCATGTAAAAAGCCTCGTTTAGAATAAGCGCAACTTCTCTTTCAAAGTTATGGCCCTTCGTTCTGCTTTTTTTTGACATGCGCAAATCTCCTATCTTTTGCTATTATTTTTCACCGTTTTCAATTTTCTCGGCTTCACTTCTGATTGCTTTTTTAAGTATGCTTTCCACTACATTTTTAATGCTGCGCCTCTGAAAGTCCGCTAAACAAAGGATTTGAGCGTGTAGCTCTGGATCAACCCATAGTGCTTTGTATTGTGGTTTTTTCATAATTTACAACTTGAAAAAGATGACCCAATAGTACTTGTAATTTCTATATATGTCTATATAGTCAATAGAAATAGAACAATACTTATACATAAAAAATACATAGGAGAACGAAATGGCTAGATCAGAAGCATTATTTGGGGATTATGTTTACATACCCAAGCTAGGGAGAATGAGCAATAAAAGAATTGTGACAAAGATTCCCAGAAAAGAAACACTAACCACAATCAATTATTTAACGGATGAAGAAATGGTCAGAGACTTCATTCGATATAGCGTTGAAGATTTTAGAGCGGCTCATCCATTTATGACTGATTACGAGATTGACAAAATGGCAGAGTTTATGGGGGTTGCAGTCAAAACGATTGCAGCAGAAAAAATAAGAAACGACCTTTTAAAGTAATTTTTAAAAACATGGCAGCCAATTAAGGCTGCCTTTTTTATAGGAGAACGAAATGGAAACACTAAATAAAGCCTTCGAGCTTTATGTGTGCGACCTCAATCGCCGTGAGAAGAAAACCGTATCTTCCATGCAACGAATATGGTTGAGACACATCAAAGACACAATAGGTGACAAAAACATCAAACGCATCAAGCACGATCAGATCAACGATTGGTTCTATGAGGTAAGCAAAAGTGGCAATGGCATCGCCAATCGATGTCTCACGATATTGAAATGCACATTTGATATTGCCATGCGATACGAGATGGTCGAGCAGAACCCATGCACCTTTATCAAGCGACATCCAGACTTGCAACGCAAACGCTATTGCAATGAAGATGAAATGAAACGCATCTTTGATGTACTCAATCGCAAACGCACAAAAGACAATCAGAAACACATCGATTTCATCATGCTTTTAATCTACACAGGTTGTCGCAAAGGTGAGTTGGCATCTGCCAAATGGGATGACCTAGAAGGCAACAGAATCGTTTTAAGGGAACACAAGACCGATGACAAAGATGGTGATCGTGTGATCCATTTAAACGATCAAGCGATGCAGATTGTGAACCGCCTGGAACGCAAAGGCAGTTCAATGATGCAAAGCAAATACCCCGATAAGTTTTGGTTGCAAGTGAGGGAAGAGGCGGGCGTACCCGATCTTCGTTTACACGACCTCAGACATTCGTTTGCGACATTTGCTCTGCGTTCTAAGAAAGTGAGCCTTGTTGAAATAGGCAACCTTCTAGGGCATAAAAGTCGAAATACGACTATGCGTTATGCACATGTCATGGATGAGACTGCCAAGCAAAATGTGAACGATGTTGGCAACGAGATTTTTAATTCAATACAATCATCAATAAAAAATTGTTGACAACTAACAAACAAAAAAAATATATTATGCAAACAAGAAAGAAACAAAAGGAGAGCGTTATGTACCAACATGCAACATCTAAGCCTAAATACATTAACCCATATGTGCCACGAATAAAAGGTTGTCTCAAGATACCTGTGGATTGTATTGAATCGTATCGAAGGATCGATCAGGGCGATCACATTGGTTTGACCTATGTAAATTATTTCGATTTTCAGGATAAAAACTGGAATCGAGTCATGACTACTTGGTCTGTTGAGGACATTGAAGATGCAATGGGAGTCAGCAGATATGGTCGGTAAAGTCACACCTGATTATCAGCTCTCGTGTTCTGGTCTAGCGGTATTTGATCCTAACTACCCTTATGGCCTAACCAAGAACGAGTTGCTTGATCGCTGTATCAGGGCAGCACGATTTGAGAATGTCAGAGACGATAAGCAACCTCTCTTTATGAGAGTGGGCGATGTCCTGGAGAATCCAATCTTAGAGGAAGCATGTCTTAGACTCGGTCTAAAAAACCCACAGCTCGACATCGATGAGCCTCTAATACACAAAACACTACCGCTTGCTGGATCGCCCGATGGCATCGCAACGGCAACGGTAGGCGATGAATCCCCCTTGGTTGTCAAAACCGATCCAACGCAAAACATATTTACCTCAAATAATAAAGAACTGCGTTTGACTGGTGATGGCATCCTAGAAGCCAAGACCACAAGAGACTATGGAGACGATGATCTTCCAGACTGGCGAGGCAAATTCCAAGCTCAGGGGCTTATGGAATGCGCTGGATTAGACTGGTGCGCTGTTGTGGTCTTGTATGCTTCGACTGATCTTAGGGTTTACGTTTACGAACGTGACCCTGAGTTCAGTTCGTGGTTGGAAGAAATCGTGACTGACTTTGATGAACGCATAAAGACTCGCAAATACTTTGAGCCAGAGAACAGCATCGATGCCAATATCATTTGGTCAGAGTCGGTGGATAAATTGGTTGAGCTTCCAGACGAGATCGCAATGAAGGTTGAGGACATACAAGCCTCAAAGCGAATCATTGAGAACGCAAAACAAATCATTGATGACAGAGAGACTGAGATCAAAACGCTTATGCAAGAGAATGATCATGCGGTCACAGGCAACTTTCAGATCAAATGGGGCTCTAGGCGATACAAAGCAAAGCCAGAAGTCACCAAAGTCATACCCGCAACAGAAGCGCGTGTTGTGCGAAACAAAACCCTCACAATCAAGGAGATTCAAAATGACGACATCGATTGAAAACAGGCGACAAAGAAACGCCATTGAAACACTCAAAGTGATTAAGAAACTTTATAAGCGATATAGCTTTACCCCAACCCAACATCAGATTGCTAAAGAGATGGGCATGAGTCGCGGTGCAGTTTATCCGCGCTTACAGTTTTTGGCAAAGATGGGCAAGATTCATTTTGATCTTAATGGTCAGATACGAATAGGCGGTAAAGAATGATGCAGCTTGATCCTGGTTTTAAAAATTATGTGATGATGAAGAAAGATGAAAACGACTTAGAAAGACATCGGCACGGACAAAAACCATATAAAAATTTATTTCGATATTACAGGGTTTGTCGTCAATTCTTGGCAGAACGATATCACAAAAACAGAGGAAAACAGCCTTGGGGCAATTATGAAGAATGAATACAAACTAAACCCAACCAGACCTTACGTTGAGGGCGTTCACAAAAAGAAAACCGATCCTGAGTTCATAGCCTGGTTTGAAGAAAACAAAGGCGAGTTTGCGGATTGGTTTGTCAAGGGCATCAAAGAAGGCAGCAATCTCTGTATGGCTGTTGCAGTCGATGCATGGGAAAAAGCCACAAAAAATTACAACTATTAAACAAGGAACAACAATGAATCTTAAAGAATTAGACAGGTTATGGCGAGAGACTTGCCCCGAAGAAGTTAAAGGATTGACTATGAACAAAAGACGTAGAAGGATTTACGACAAGATAATCAAGAGTGCTGAGAATAGAAAACGACTAGCAGAACTAAATAAACAAGATAAGGAGAAAAGCTAATGGGAACAACAATGAACGAAGAAGTGAAAAACGAAGCGACCGAAGAGGAAGTAATACCAGTCATCAAGTATGAGAACGCAGAGGGCAATGAAGTTGAGATACCTGAAAGCGATCTGAGCGATGCTGAAAGGGATTTGGTAAATGACCTTAAAAACATCCATGAAGCATTGCGTACACATGACGAAACGCACAAGCAAGGACTATTAAGGCAATCATTGACTCTGAACATAAACCTTTTAACGGATCGATTACAAAAAGAGTTTGCAAAACGCGATGAAGAAACACCTCAAATCATTACTGAAACCAAGACGATTGAGTCTTAAATTTATTCTCGCTCTCATAGCGATTATCTTAATTGGAGTCAACATGACCAAAATCAACAACAGAGGACTCAACCTCATAAAACAATTTGAAGGATTGGAAACGAATGCTTATCGAGATGCTGCCGATGTACTGACGATTGGCTATGGGCATACCAAGGGCGTTAAAGAAGGCGACTCAATTACTGAACAGTACGCAACAGCAATGCTTGATAAAGAATTGCGAGAATACGAAGGCTATGTCGATCAAATGGTGAATGTGCCATTGAACGAAAACCAACATGCAGCTTTGGTTTCTTTTGTTTACAACTTAGGGCCAACAAACTTTGCCAGTAGCACATTGTTAAAACGATTGAATGAGGGCAGATATCAAGATGTGCCAGAACAAATCAATCGTTGGAACAAAGCCAGAGTCAAAGGTGAGCTGACAGAGCTGGAAGGATTAACCAGGCGCAGACAAGCAGAAGCCGATTTGTTTAATGAGGAAGTGTAATGATTCAAAATGAATTTCAAGTGGATGAACTGATCCACACCAAAGGACTCGAATACGGTCATCCAAGACGATTCATGCGCCAGTTGGCGAAAGTGTGGAGTGGGGTGCTTGATGTGGACATTACACCCGAACAAGCAGCAACGATGATGGTGCTATTTAAATCAGTGCGTTTGTATAACAAGCCAGACAAAGTTGACACCCAAGACGACATTCAGGGCTATCTGAAAATAATAGATATTTTAAATAATTTTGAATAAAGTTATATTTTTTTTTAGAATGATTCTAACTTCACTAAAACCCCCAATTATGAATCCAAGTGAGCCAAAAGGAACGCGAAAATTTATTATCTGAAATCGAACGATACAAGTTTATGTTTCGTGTTGTTTTTTATGGGCTGGTGATTCAGACGATTATGTTGGTGTTGGTTTAGTTTCCTAAAAACCCGCTTGCTTGACCACTCAGATATGGAACTGATTTTTGGATTCCTTGGCTTGATGAGTCAATAATTTCCCTCAGTGCAATATTAGTATAAGGATTTTGCAACAGACCTAAGTATGTTGCTAGTGCTACTGATCCTGGTGCGCCGCCAGCTGCCCCAGTCCCGCCTAACAAGCCATATCCCATCAATTTGTCAGCGGATAATTGTCTAGTTGCTGTTCCGCTGTCAGGTAGCATTCTTCCCAATACATCTTGTGCTGTTTCGGACAAGTCTTGTAATTTTGCATCGCCTCTTTTGAACTGAACTTTGTTTCTTGATTGGTCTGCACCCCTGACTGCCGATCTCAGTTGTGCTGGTGAATATAGTTCATCGGCTGATTTTATCGTAGCATCACCCAATGTTTGAACTTGTTGATAAGCATTGTCTAGTTGATTAAGCTGTTTGATACCAGATGTGTTAGATTTAAATATGCCTTGCATTTTTTTCAATATCTCTGATACATCAACCTTTACAACGTCATCTGATTTCTGCCCAGTTTTTATATCTCTTTTAATCTTTTGCAACAGCTTTTGCACCTCTTTACCTTTGAGCTGATTTCTGTTCTCAAGCGGTTTTAGATAGCGATTTACGATTATAGAACGCTGTTTGAAATCAAGGCCAGAACTGTTTAATTCGTTCAGAATATTTTTTCTGACAGATTGTATGTTAGGAATTTTTAAGTTTGGCACAACCTCATCGTATTTTTTACTGAGTTGTGACTGAACATTCTTATACAAACGATTGACTGGCAAATTGTAATCAACATTAATTCCTTTGATTCCCTCTACTGCTTTTTTAAACCCAAGTTTATTAAAAGCCTCTTGACCTTTTCTTAATGCTGTATTTACTCCAGTTCCAGGAACGCTTGACAAAGCCTCTTCACCAATTTTGATGCCACCGCCAATAATGCCGCCTTCTTTTCCACCCATGGCTTGTCCAGGCGATAGTGGCACATCCTCTTCTAATAATTTTCTTGCGCTTGGGGTGACTCTAGGTAGAACTTTGCTTGCAACACCAGTGGCCGACCCACCCAATGCGCCGCCAATAGCAGCACCAGGTAATCGCTCAACAACATTTCCTTCGCTTGTGCCAGCACCATATAGTGCGCCCTGTGTGGCGGCAGATTTGATTGGATTTGCTTTGATTGCGCTAGTGACAGGCTTGATTGCTTTTGCAGCGGTTTGTGCGCCAGCTAGACCGGTCCTTGCCGCAAGTGTTGTGCCGCCTGATAAAATGGCTGGAAGTAATGCGCCGCCTATTTCAGCACCATAAGCTGCGACAGGCTGTTCTTCTCTGAATCTGTTTATGTCAGTTCTAACCTCTTGCACGATCTCATCGTATTCTCTATCACTGACTAATGACTTAACAAATGCCTCTGCCTCATCACCAAAACCGAACATTAATCCTTGTCCCAATGTAGCGCGAGCATAATCCCTGACTCCGCCGACATCAGAACTTTTTTGTTTGCTGATTCCTGGTATGTATTCGGCCATGATTAAATAATGTCGTCTTTCCTAAAGACAATAAGTTCGCCATTCATAATAATTATCTCGCCGTCTTTAATTTGTTTGTTTTCAAAAGCTGTCACAACATCATTGGGGTTGCCAAACCGTTCATATATTTTTGGCTCTTTGCCCTCTTGTGCAAGTTGATCTAAATACTTATCAAAACCAAAAACGTTTCCACTGTTAGCTAAAATATAATCTTCTTTTAAAGCAACAAGCTCGGCATCTCGTTCTGCTGTTTGCAACCATGTTCCCATAAGTATTAAATTACCTTCGGTCGATTTACCAAAAGATGGTGCAGCTTGTTCAAATAACTGCGCTTCAAAATCTGATGTAGAACCCGATCCTTTTTCTCGCATTCTTGGCACTAAAAATTTTGTAGTAGCTAAAACAAATTCTTTCTCTCCTAAATTTTCATCGGCTGTTATTCCTAATGAATTGAATATTTGTTTAGCTGGGAGTATTTTTTCTTGAAAATAACCAGTTTCAACATCACCAGATAATAATAATTCTTGTGCTGGCCTAACTTTATCTATTAACTGTTTTTGTTCACTAATCGCATCCATGTCTTTTTTGAGGTTATCTAAACTGAAATCCCAAAGTCTATTGCTGTTTTGATTCATGTTGATATTCGTTGATGACTTTTTCATTGAATAAAAATCTTCAAGCGTTAATCCTGGCATTTGGCTTTTTGCGTATTCAAACTCTTGTATGCTGGTTGGTTGTTTTGTAGGTTGCAACGCTGCAATATCTACTTGTCCTTGTATTTGTGTCCACTGTTCAGGCGAATAACGACCCATAATTGCTTGCATCTGAGGATTTGCTGCTGCAAAAGCCGCATCATATCTTTCCTGTGCCTTTCTCTGTGCATCCATATCCACCATTTGTTGCTGCCTAGCAATCGTGTTCTGCGTGGGGTCTTGTCCTCTGAATATGTCAGACAAAGCACCCATGATGATTGCTGCCTTTTGATTTCTTGGCATGGCATTGGGTGTTGCAAGAGGCAACATGCCTCGTGGGTTATATCCCGTTGCTGGGCCAGTTGGCACAGGCATATTTAATTGACCGAAATAACCAGGTGTCATTGGAAATGTCTGGTTAGTGGCTGTTCGCTGTGGAAATTTAAAAGGTGTGTATGCCATTATGATCCACCCCATCTTCCGCCAGAGCCAAATGGCCCGACACCACCGACAGCCATAGCAGTACCGAGTCCGAGCAATCCACCCAAGACATCGCCAACACCTGTGGACTTCCTTTGTGTCGTCTGGCCCTCAAATGGCAACCCTGAGATGGCTGATGACAACAATCCAGCTTGTCTGAGTGGATAATCAACGCCTCTGGCAAACTCACCGAATTGTGCATCGAGACCCGCTTGTCCGAGACCTTGTTGTTGACCGCCAATGCCACCGAGTAAACCAAGTGTTTGATATTGATCGCCCAACATGCCTGATTGTATGCCTGTTCTGTAATCACGATCCATCATGCCGAGCTGACTAGCTTTGTCGAATCCTTGTGATCTCAATCCAGCCGCAGTTCTGCCGACAGCATCATAAAAAGCTCTGTCGCTCTCAGATTCTAATATGCCCGATCTGGAACCGCCAAAAGCACCCGCACGAATAGCACGATCTTGTGCGCCCATTTGTTGCAGTTGTCTTGCACGATTCAAATCGTTGATTGAAGCATCAATGACTTGTTCTTGATAAGGGTTTTGATATTGAGAGATGTCCAGTGGGCCAGTTGCCATTCCAGCTAATTCACCCCTTGGGTTGTAGCTCATTGCATCGCCAAACATGCCTCTTGTGGCTTCAAACGTGTCCATTTGATCGGGATTAAATCCTGAAATAAGAGAACCGCTGTATGGCGTAAACGGAATTTCTGCTGCACTCTTAATACCAGAGTACGTTTCTAAATACTTTTCCTTTAATTGTGGATCAAGTTCTGTGGTTGCTGTTGCTGCGCCTTTACTCATAATTCTTTACTTATAATGTGTTCTTTTTTAAATCCGTGTCGTGTTGCGTATCTTTGCCATCCTTTTCTGCCACCGCCAAAAAGTTTCTTACACTCGGCAATGCGGGCAAAGGTGGTGACTGCTTCCAACATGTCCTCACAATCAGACATCTTTCCAGCCAAGAACAATAAGTTCATGGCTCGGTATTGTGGGAAGTCAACCAGTTCTGTGACAATGCAAGATTGTTGGTTCGGGTGAGGCCATAACATCAGCTTTCCTGTCGCTATGCCACGCTCAACATCAAGTATATCCCATTCTTCTTGATATTTTAAGCACGATGATACCAATGGCTTACACCATTCCCATTGTTTCTCCCACGCCTGTCTATGTGACTGAGGTCGTGGAGAGATTTCCTGAGTTGTCAACGCTGAGTTTGTACTTGGTTCCATCTGGACTAATCAATACTAATTCGCTTTGGTCGCCGCCATCAATTTCGATTCGTTCGCCTTTTTTAAAGGATTGACCGTCTCGATATTCAACTTCGCTGACCAAATTATTCATATATCCTCTGTCGTAATTATCGCCTGGTCTTGTGAGTGCTTGTCTTGCCATTATCTTCTGCCTCGATTGGTGACATCCAAAC